TTGAGCTTAATAGATACTATAAACCAACTAGAATATGACCTTGAAGATATGCCAGAAGACGCACAGGCATACCATTTAGACAACCATAGATTTATAAAAAAAATAGGTGAACGTTATTTTTATTATTTCATTAAAGACGCTGAATGGAACCTCTTTACAGGTGATGTAAATAAAGCAGATATCCTACCTTTGCACCTTCCAACAATAAAGAGCTTACTAAGACAACTTGAGTGGGTAATTCACGATGAGCCAAAGGAAGTATTGATAGATACTGTAATTAAAGAGATGCAATATCTGAACAGCCCTGAGTAATTTTCCCGACCAAATACACAATCCATAGCGACATCAAATGTCGCCTTCCTGTTTATCCACAGGTTTTTAAATTTGAATTCACAAAGGCACAGTTCTAACATTTATCTTGAATTTGTAACTTTTTCAAGATTGCCATGCGTGACCGAATCTTTGCCCTTGTTGATGTGAATAACTGCTATGTCAGTTGCGAGCGTGTATTCAATCCAAAGCTGAACAATAAGCCAGTTATTGTACTCAGCAATAATGATGGCTGTGCTGTGGCTCGATCACAAGAATCCAAAGATTTAGGAATTAAAATGGGTGTTCCACTATTCCAAATCAAAGATATTGTTGAGCAGAACAATGTTGTAGTGATGTCAAGCAACTACGCCCTATATGCAGAGATGAGCCGCAGATTTCACAATATTCTAGCTGGGTTTGTTGCCAATAATGAAGTTGAGCAATATTCGATTGATGAGTGTTTTCTTGACCTTACCTCTTTTGAATACTACAGGGACCTAGTTCAATACGGACATGAAATGAAGAACGTGCTTTGGCAGTGGTTAGGTTTGCCAGTATGTGTTGGAATTGGGAGAAGTAAAACAGAGGCTAAGATTGCTAACCACATTGCGAAGAAGAATAAACAGTTCAATGGGGTTTGTGATTTGGTACGCATGGATCCATGCAACAAAGAGGACTATCTATCAAAAATAGATGTGAGTGAAGTATGGGGAGTTGGCAGGAAGCATACTAAAAAGCTCCAAAGCATGGGAATTAACACTGTCTTTGATTTGGCTTGTAGTAATCCTATTCAGATGCAAAAGTTATTTAGCATAGTAATGGCCCGAACTGTGAATGAGTTGCAAGGTGTGTCATGCATAGAGATTGAAGATACACCACCAAGTAAGAAACAGATCATTTCTAGTAGATCATTCGGACAAAGAGTAACTGAGCTACAAGAACTCAAGGAAGCAATAGCAATGCATGCTCAAGATGCTTGTAAGCGATTGAGAGCGGATAAGTCTTTATGCGGTTGTCTTATTGTTTTCGCTCAATCCAATCCATTTGATAAGAATGTGCCCTTCTATAATCAATCTGTTTCATTCGCCTTTCCACAGCCTACTGATTGCGTCACAGACCTTGTTAAAGCTGCCTCTATTATGATCACACACGTTTATAAGCAAGGCATTTTATTCAAGAAATGCGGTATTGTGCTGACATGTATAGAACCTAAGTCATCACATATCTATGACCTGCTAACAGATATGAGTGAGATAGAAGAAAAAGAAAGATTGATGAAGGCTTATGAGGGTATCCAGGAAAAGTTCGGGAAAAAGAAAATCAGTATTGGCCCCTGCTTTCTTCCTAACCGTGGCTGGTCAATGTCTCGAGACAAATTGAGTAGCAATCCTTTCACTTGGAGTGGTTTGCTTAGAGTGAATTAACCCTGAACACACTGCAAGCAAACCGAAATATTGACATTTGTTTTAATTGTTTGTGCTGTGCATCCCGAGAACAGAAGACACAGCACTGTGACAAGCGAAGCAAGTTTGGATCGTTGGCACATATAGGTTACTTCTTTAGAAAGAGTGCTCGTTCAGCATCGCGACGACGAACTAGACCTTTCATCACCTTTCCGCCACCTTTATTCCATCGCGGAAACTGTTCTGCTGCACCGGCATAATCTTTGGCATTCAGCTTCTTCAAGAGAGTTGACGATGCAAAATTGCCAGAGCCAATGTTATAGACTAGGCTGACAAGAGCATCAAACTGGTTTTGAGATAAAGGAACTTTCACGAGGTTATTCACTGTAGTCTCAAATCGCTTTAAATCGTGGGCAAAGTAAGACTTGGCTTGATCTAGGGTGCATGAATCCCCCTTCTTAACTTTAGTACCATTTGGGTAAACTGTTGTGCCAATTCCAATAGTCCAAACCCCTACGCCATCATCATAGGCTCTTGTTCTCGTCCCCTCGAAACTTGCGATAAGATCAAGACCAACATTACTGGTTGTTTTGCTCATCATCCACCCCACTTATTGACGTTTTTCTTCAAGTATTCTTCAATAAACGTACTCCCCAAAATGCCTAGAGCACATGCAATAGCCACTAAAGCAATCGGGCTTAATGTTGGGAACTGAATTAAAACTACACCAGCAATAGAAGAAGTAGCTGAACCCAAAATAGTTCTACCTATAATCAAACGTACTGATAATGGGTCACTTGAAACTAAGAGCCTGCTCATACCGATTAGCCCTCCTACAATAAATAAGGTGAGTATTGTTTTTTCATGGTCTTGCATTCACTTTTCTCCAGATAATAAAAAAGCTCTAGTGCATAGCTAGAGCTTGAATTTGTTTATATTTAATTAGATTGTGATGCCACGACCAGCAGCATATTTGCGCAATCGAGTAATCCATTGCTGAATTTCAGCTTCTGTTAGAGCTGCATTATGTCCAATGTAAGCTAGAACTTGCGTTTGCCCATCATAAGTGCTTGTATAGTTAGCTCCAATTCGAATCTGACCTGAGCTAATAACTTTTGTTGAGCCAAGGTTATTATTTGCTGATGCGCCTGTTGTAATATTTCGAACTGTATTTCCTGTTGCTGTGGCTTGGCAAACATACAATGCCCAGTTTGTATTTACATTTCCTGAAATTGACGCACCAGCGCTTGTATTAGTGCCAGCATTGTTTCGTGTTGATGAAAATGTGATTCCTGTTGTTGCTGTGGCATATAAATTTGTGCCGAACACCCCTGCTTGCGCCCCACCATTACTAAAGAAACAAGCTCCAGTTGTTCCAACTGATACAAGTTTTCCAATAACAAAGAAAGTCATCTCTGTTGTTTCTGAGAATGCTGTAGTTAAGTAGCTTGTGTTATCTGTAAAAATACCACCTGAGCTATTGAAACTTGGGGTTCCAGTTACAGCCGCATCAGTGCCATTGTATAAAAAGTTATGAACTGCTTTTGCAAGTGAATCTACTGTGAAATGAATTGCTGAAAGACCTGTTTCTACTGGTGCAGCATAATAAGAGTTATCTGCTTCGCCTGTGCCATTTACAAAAATACGTGTCATCTAATTTCTCCAAAATTTAAATAATGTTGTCCGCTGCACATGCGATATATGCAGAAAGTGCATGAGCTAATTGATATCTGGCCGCATATTGCGGGTGAATGTCATCTGCAAGAAGTCCAACAAGCCCTCCGCTTAGATCGTCAGTTGTTGCTGACCCTGTAGTAATTGAATAGCCAGCCTCTGAAGTAGCCAACGCCCATGTAGGTGCTAAAAAGACTTTTCCATCACTTGCAAAATCAGCACGCAATTGCATGAGTTTCCGAATCACAGGCGCATATTCGTTCTGCCATAATCCATCCCGATCCTCATCTGCAGCAGCATTTGGTAGTGAAAGAATGATCTTTGAATTTGCCCATGCAGCCCTGATACGCTGAATCATGAGTTTCATTTCTGAATAGAATTGAGCTGAAAGAGTTGGCTCATCACGATCACGAATATCATTTGTGCCAAGCTGTAGAACAACAATGTCAGGCGTTGCTAAACTGAAACGAGACTGGTAATAAGTGAAGTCCAAAACATAGCCATTTCGAATGATTGATGGATCATCTCCACCAGTCGAAGCACGTAAAAATGCGTTATATTCTCGCTGTGTATCTTTTGGCAGAGCTAAGTATGCAGCCTCGTTACCTGGTGCAACAATCTGCGCACGATCAGTGATCAAGTAAGTGTAATCACCTGTTTCCCACCCTTCGCGCGCTTCACAATTCGGGCCACCTATTCCAGTCGACGGCTCACTATTAAGTGCGCCTTTCATGGTTCCAACAAAAGTCTGAGTATAGGTATAGCCGGTTAGGTATTGATTAATCAGATCAGCTAAACCACGGTTAGTAATCGAGTCACCAATCATTAAAATTTTTGGTGAAACTGCAGATTTACCCGATGTTGCAGCAATACGTGCTGTAAACGGGATGCGGGTGAGTTGATACTGTGTAGTATCTCGAAGAGTAATAAATCCTGTGCCCACATCTGATAAATTTGGCACATTGATTTGATCACGACCTGAATAGCTAAGCTGAGATGATTGTCCGCTTAGCGTTGCTATTACTTGTCGCGTTTTACACTGATCCTTGCGTTGTGCAAAAAGACTTGGAACATTTAAAACCAAAGGTTTTGCAGAAAAAGCGCATAGTGGTTGCGCATAAATTAAAGGCTGTGAAGTATCGATAACCGCTGCATAATCTTGGTCAATATAAGCTAAACGACCGACTTCAAAATAATCTGAACCAACAACAACAATTTCTGTATCAATTGATTTTTTAATCAAGTTATCAGCATCACTGATCTTGATACGGCCCATTTCAAAGTAATCAAATCCAAAGAAAACAACCTCATTACCGTGATTCTGGATTTCTATTACATTGTGAAGTCTTGCTGTTTGATCATTAAAGCGTGCAGTTTCAAAAAAATCATCCCCATATATTGCAAGACCTTGCTCAGTTGATGCCTTTATTAATGCTTCACGATCAGACCTTTCTATATCCGTATAAGCTTTAGCTTGAGTCAATGGATCATAAGCAGATTTTGTAAAGGTAGTGCCATCCCAATGCCAATCCCCGTCTTTTGATGCATCGGGATCATTGGTGACAGTGGCTTTTGAGTTTGCAGGGATATTTACAGAATCTGCTACCATTTCAGCATAAGTCTTATATGCTCTATTTCCAATTCCATTAGCATTAATTTGGTTCTGCAAATAGCTTTCAGCTGTAGTTGCCCGAGTGACTTCATTACTTATAGATAAACTTAGTGCACCTTCTGCCAACATGGCCCTGTTCGCTTCATCTTGTACTAGGGCTTGAGCGGTATTTGTGCTTGAAAAGATTGTTGCGCTTTGCTCAGAAAATACAGGATAACTATTTCTATTTCTAACCAAGAATGAGCAATTGCTTTGCTCAACAAAGATCTTTGCAAATGCACCACCATTAATGATGTATCCATTCTTTGTACGGATAGGTTGTAAGGCCGCTTGTGTCTTTGCTTCATCCCAATAAACAGAAATAGGGAACTGAATTGGGTCCTTATTTTTTTCACCGATAAAAATAAAGCCCTCGTTAAGAGGGCTTCCATCAATGTCCGTAAAGGGCACATAAGGGTTAATAACAAGGTTTGTCATTCTGCTTTCCTATGCTGGTAATTTTCTTAACTCAAGCCATGTGAGGATTGATTTAATCCCTGTGACCTTGTATTTGCTTGCTGGTGGAACAATGAAACTTACTGTTTTGGTTTGTGCGTCTTCATTAGCATTTGATGTGCGAACAATTGTTACCCCATCAACTTCACAAGTTGTATTCCGAGCAGCACTCGCTACATCACCAGTAATAATGATGTTGATCATGATTGGACTTTTGGTGTCGTTGGTGTACTCAGTATCGACTTCGCGCGTGGTCGTCAGGTCTTGCCACTTCTGGTCAAATCCGATGGACTTTTCAATAAAGTATTCAGCGTGTTTCTTAGGTGTAACAACCAAGTTGTCTGCCGTTCCTGCTGTGACTTCATCTTTGGTAGCAATGCGTGAAATACCCTTCACTTCTTCTGTGGCATCAACAATCTTTGCGTCTACCTGTGACTTTGAATAAACAGATAGGTTATCTCTAGCCTGTTCTTTGTTTGCTAGATCGTTAAGGTCCTGAGACTTTCGCAAAGTATCGGCGTTGATTGTTGCTTGAGACTGACCTGTTGCTGTGTCAATCACGGCATCAGTCGTTACACCCGGATTAAGATTGACTGCTGCCATATTCCAAACAGCAATCTTCTGTTTGTTCTGAACTTGAATTGAAACAATCGGTTCAGCACAAAATAACTGTCGTGGCGCACCATTCTTTACAACATAACCATTCCTAGTTTTCGCAGGGTTCTCTGCGGGCATTGTCAGTTCAGCATCGTAGAAAATGGCAATTGGAGAGAGAATCGGATTCTTATTCGACTCCCCAATAAAGATAAAGCCCGCATCTAGCGGGCTTCCATCTGTGTCACTGTAAATGGGAAAAGGAGTTGAGACTCTGTTGCTCATTCATTAGACCTCTTTTGTTCTGAAGTTGAACCTGCACGACCACTTTGTTGACTCAACTTCTCAGCCATATTTAAAATGTTCGTTAATTTTTCTGACCCAACAGGAAGTTCTTTTGAGGCAAGAAGAAGCCTTTGCCCTGCTTTGGTGGTGAATAAAACATTTGCGATTCCAATTGCTGTTGCTGTTTTAGCGGCAAGGGCTGCATTAGCTAAAGTTCCTCCAATCATTAACAAAGGCGCAACTCTGTTTCCTGTAGGTGGGTTTTCAGCGTATTGCCCAGCTCTTTCAACATGCCTCATCAACTTCAAAAATGAGTCCATTTGAGTCTTATCAGAACCTGAAAAAATATTTTCATATGGCTTACTAATCCGTTCAAACTCAAGGGCAAATTTTGCAGGGCTAAACACTCCTTTTGACTCATTTGAAGCCTTTTCTATAGCCTTATTAATCATCTCAAAGCGTAGTGCAGCTTGACCTTTAGGGTCCAAATTTCGATAAAAGTTTTTGGCCTTATCTCCTTGTCCAACCTTGATGAACGTATTGTAGATTTGGTCTGGTGTTTGACTTCTCATAGAGTTAGCTAATGCCTTGTCTCTCCCTGTTTGCCAATTACGATAAAATCCATTGGCATTTTTAAAGGCATTGATAAGTTCTGGCTTCCCACTTGATAGAGCAAAGTCACTCATGTCTTGATCTATTGAATTGCGAATAGCTGTTAAACCTGCGGTGCTTTCACCCTCTCTACCCCATTGATCAACAAGCTCTCCCAATCTCGATCTTGCATTTCTTAGTTCAGAGAAATTCACATTAATTGTTGGATCGGAAAGCTTCTCGCGAATTGATGTAAGTTCATTCAAAAGCCTGTCATTTGGTACAACCTTAGAGTCACCAGCAATAACATTGTCAATTGCTTGAACTGTGTTTGAAGTTGGTACTCTTAAATTTCCTGCTAGAGCTTCAACCCTGTTATACATTTGAGAAGCAATGTTTGAAGCTCTCCAACTTTTTACTTCCGCAGCTGCTTGCAATACCTTTCCAGTATCATCAGCATTATTGATAATTCCAACAATCCGCTGAGCGTTTTTATCACCTGATGCAGCAGCATTTTGAATATTGTTCAGACTTTTAAATTCGGTTGAAGAAAGATTCTGCTTAAATTTACTTAGCAATCTTTCTGCAGCTGACTTAATCTCAGTATGCTGTGCATTTCTAAATCCCGAAGTTCCTAAGATTGGTATTTTTTCCATCTCAACTTCTGCTCGTTGAATATGGGGATTTCTTCCAACATCACCAACAGAAGTCCGAATACCAAATTCATCACCAGCATTCATGATTTCTTGTGCAGGCTTTTGTATGTTGTTTTTAATAACATTAATGCCTTTCACAATACCAGATGCCAATACCTTCCCTAGCGTGCCGCCTATTGCTCCACCAGCTGCACCAAAGGCAGTATTATCTACACGCTGCTCTGAATCATTAGCAAAGCTAGCAGCAGAGATGCCAGCACCTGATAAAGCGCTTCGACCTGCTGCTGATAGAATGGTTGGCCCAATACTTCCTGCTGCTAATGGCGCAGTTGCACCTAATTCACCAAGAAAACGATAAGCATCTAATCCTTGATCATTTGCTTCTCTTCGCAAGTTATACCAATCATTTACTTCTTGACGATCTTTAGTAACTCGATCATAAGAATTGGTATCTAGATCAGTTCCTAGCACATTGTTTATTCCACCACTTAGAGTATCCGCGGCATATGATGCACCTTGGGCTATTCCTGAACCTAGGTTAGAAAAACCAAGCAAAGTAGATTCCCATGGTTGCACAGGTCCTGCTTCTCTGGCTTGGTTGAGCATTTCCTCTTTTTTAATCTGTTCAACATCTGGTGGAACATATTTCTCGCCAGATGCAGTAATTCGGATAGGTGGGTTTACTACATTTACATTCCCATTCTCAATCCACAATTTTTGGTCATTTGGGTCACCTTGAGCCTGAATATTCAAACCAAAATCGCTTGCAATATCTTGATCGGTTAGTCCAGCCGCATACGCATTTTTGAAACTATCAGAATAGCGATTGCTTTCTTTCATTCCTTGGAGGATTTCTGAATCTGATAGCCCTGCTTTTCTTGCTGCATCAATACGGCTTTGTGTATTAGCACCTTGTTCAGCCATTTCTATTACCTTTAAGTCATCATGTTTGCTGGAACAAGCTCAGGTTCGTAAACTTGTTGTTGAGTAGTTTGTGGTGTTTGCAACATGGATTTAGGAACAACTTCGGGTTCATAACTGTTTTTTGCGGTAATCATATTTTTTGGCACCATTTCAGGCTCATATGGAGTGACCTGATTATTATTACCAAGTTGTTTATTAATGAAATCCCATGAACGCTTTCCTTGGGCATAAGTGGATGTAGGCAAGGAAGCCCATTCACGGCCTAACTTGCCAATCGCCCCCTTAAAGTTGCCATTCAGCACATCATTTAATGCACCTCTTCCTGCTATTAAAGCAACTGCACCAAGGTCTTGATTTTTAGGTGAAAAATCTTCAAACCCGTAAGTTTTAGCAAGGTTATTCCATGTTTTATTTATGAACTGATAACGACCTGCTGCCGTGGTGTAGTTTTCCTGACCATCAGTCTGTGTAAACTTCTTTCTTAGGTTAGGGTGTGCTTTTAAGTTTGCTAACCGCGAATTACCAAAGATGGTGTTATAGCCATGCTTAACACCTTCTGCACTAGCAATTACATCAAGCATTTTTCGCACATTAGGATTTTGAAGGGCATTTTCTAAGTCTTGTCGTGAAGCCATATCTTTTCCTTAGGTAATAAAAAACCGCCCGAAGGCGGTATTGATTCAGTTTACTCAAATAAACATGGCTGCATAAGACTTTCAACTTCAGAAATAGCAGTCATTAGTAAGTCACGTTTCTTGCGATAGCTCCCAAGGATACTTCCAGCTAGGCTTGCATCAGCTTTCTCTAGATCAAGTTGCAAAGTTAATTTGTTATGGATGTTGTTATAACTCTGGTCTTGAGATCGAATAAATTCACGAGTTTCAAAAAATGCTTTTACAAGTGCTTTCTTAAACTCAATTACCCTTGGACTATTTCGCATTAAGGTCATTAGGAAAGTTGCTTGTTGTTCATTTAACGGAACAAATTTGGCTTCCCCACCACCATGCTGACCCTCTAATCTTGGTTGGATTTTAAATCTGACCAAGCCAAACTCTTGAAAGTCTGGCATGTAAGTTCTAACTAGTTTAATGATAGTGGCATGCTGAATACCCAGACCTAATGCTATTTGCATCGTGCTTGTCATTGGCTGACCATTCTCAACATTTACAATTGCAATTGGTTTTAACATAGCATTCATAGATTTACTCCTTGGAGTTGTGTTGGCCTGAATGCAGAATGCAAATAAAACACTCAGGCATAAAAAAACCTGCCGCTAGGGACAGGTTCGTTTGAAAGATATGTGGTTAGGTTGTGTGAATTACAGGTATAAAAAAAGCACCCGAAGGTGCTTTAATCTAAGTCATCAAAATTACTGTTTTGATAAGGATTTTCTAGTTCATGTATGCGTTGACTTAAAGTATTTATTTTGCGCTTATAATATTCAATATCTTCTTCATTTTGCCTTGTTGAGGCTTCTAATTCTTCCACTCGCTTTTCAAGATAGTCACAACGCAAAGAAAAATTAAAAAAGTTTTCATTCATTTTCTTGTCATTTTGATGAGCAAGCCACCACATGATGCAACCAGCAACTATAAATACAAATAAACTCATTGTAATTTCCTGATATTCAATCGTTTAATTTGTTATTCAATCTATAAACATCATTCTTTAACTTAATTACCTCATCTTCTAATTTCTTTATTTGTTTATATCTGGCTTCATTTGTTTGATTTAATAGTGAAAAAATATCCTTAACCATTAAAGCAATATAAATTACGGCAACAAAAACTAAGCCAGTTAATAGGTATAAGCTCATAAATTTCCCCCTCATTGTTATGAGGGGAATATATCATACAAACTAATCGAAGAAACTACGCGCAACAGGCTTTGGAGCTTGCTGTTGTTGTGGTGCAGTCGCATTGTTGTATTCAGATGATGTGTAACTACCACCTCGAATAGCATCTGCTTTCTTTTGGTTTGTATTTAATCGCTTTGTGGCAGCTTGTAATGCACGTGTGTAAATAGCTTCTCGCTGTTTAGCAGGTAGATTAACTGAGCCTTGAATATCAAGTAGAATCTTGCGTTCACCTTCGGTTGGAGCTGCACCAAAGGTTGACTTAAGTGCATCAAGGGCATTACTGGTCATGATGTTATTCAACATTGCAGTGTTTTTTGACCGCTCCTTATCAAGACCTAAATTACCTGCTAATGATGCTCTTGTATCCGCATTTACACCATCATATGAAATCGGACTGAGGCGTAAAGCTTCTTTCAAATTAGAAATTACAGATTGTGAACTAGCAATTGCATCATCAGTCTCGAAAAGTTCTTTCTGCATTGTTGCAGTCATAGGCTTTTCGGACTTAATGTCAGTTATGTAATTACCTTGAGCGTCTTTCACATAACGCGCATCGCCATTTGGCATAACGGCATACTTACGTCCTTCTTTATCAACCCCAAAGTTAACAGGTTTATTTTTTTCAAAAAATAGCTGTTGCTGCTTGTATTCATCATCAGCCTTTCGAGAACTGATTTGAGAATTTACATTTTTAAGATCAGACTCAATTTGTTGAGGCTTGTACTGGTTCTCAATATTCTGACCTTGGGCTTCAGCATTAAGTTTGCCTGTTTCCGCTTGGGTTTTAGCAATCTGTGAAGGTAGTGCTGTTGAACTATTTAATCCTTCCGTGATGCTTTTGAATTGATCAGGGGCCACCGATGACATCATGAAACCAAGCGATGCTTTTGCTGCTTCAGGATTTTTATCAATCATGTTTGAAATATTGCGAAGATTGAAAGCTTCTTTCTTCATACCTGAGTTTTCATATCCCTTGATTTGTTCATCAAGAATGCTCTTCGCTACATCTGGCGCGTTGTTCCCAAGTGCTGCATAAACTTGAGAGGTAGTACTCAAGGTCTGCTTTTGACGCCCATCATCCATAACTGACCAAGCCTTTTGATAAGGCTCAGCTAAGTCAGGGTACTTACTCATTATTTTTGCATAATCATCAGCAGTTTTATTAGGAATAAGAGAGAATTTATAAATATCCTCCTTTTGAACCTGCTGCTGGGCTAACTTCATTTTAAGTGCAGATTGCTCAATCTCATTTTTTTGTCTTTCAAGTTGCGCATTTTCAGCGGCTGCAGACCAATTAAAGCCATTAGCAACTCCTTGAGAAACAACTTCAGAAGGATTCGTCCACCCAATTTGAAGGTAAGCTGGATCAATAGCCATTTAAAACCCTCCCTTCTGTAGGTAAGCACCTGCTAGATTGCCTACAGAACCTGCTATGTTATTCCACATTTGCGCATTTGCTTGGCCTTGCATCATGGCATTGCCTGCCTGTGCATTCCCCATCTGCTGCATGATATTCCCAATATTATTGGCTGATTGCATACCAGCATTACCAACACCTGCCGCAGCATTCTGACCCAATGCAGTTAAGCCACCTAGGTTTGCATAACGTTGGTTAATCATTTGATTTAACAATTGTGGTGAGAATTGAGCTAAAGCTGCTTGAGTATTACCACCACGCAATCCACCTGTAGCAGCAGCATTTTGGCGTAGTGAATTTTCACCTAAATCAAGATAAGTTTGAAACTCAGAGCTATTGCGGATGCCATTAATAGCATCTTGCTGTGCTTGCATTCCATTCAGACCAAGTAAGTCTTGTTGTCCGCCTAATGCAGATGTCCCTGCATTCACAAATGGATTTTGCAATTCACGCATTGCGTCGAACTGACGACGCTGTTCTTCTGCTGCAATTTCAGCAGCGCGGACTTGTGCATTAGATGCTTGCCCTGCTGCTTTCTTCTGAGCATTGTTTGACACAACACTACCAACAACGGTTGCGCCAACTGCGGCTACGGCTCCCCATGACATAAGGCTTTCTCCTTCATTGGCAATGTTTTTAGAAACTCTTGGATTTCACTTTCAGGAACAATTACTTGTGCTTCGATTTCATCTAAATCAGTCAAATCAGTTGGGTGTACTGTTACCCAAGAACTCTCTTCATGAAAGTAGCCAATGCGCTTGGTGCCTGCACCAGACTTTAAAATTAATGGAGCTTTGAGATACTCAATTCCATGTTCTGTTATTACTGAAAGGCTGCCCTTCAATAAAATATTCATATGCTCTGTACGATGCATCTTGCTGACAACTATTGCACCAGCAGGAGCATCCATTTGACGCATGTACACATTAGGGGCAAAGTGATGAAAAATAGGCAGGTTGATTTGAGGTAATTCACCCACCTGTTTCTGAACAGCTTCTGCACACTCAACATATTTGAGCATCTGCTCATCACTAAGTAGTTTGGTTAGTAGCTCAGTATTATCAGGCGTGATGATTTCCATTAAGTAATCTCCCGACCCGATGCACGAATCGTTAATGCCCCGGCTGTATCAGACAAAGTACTAATAAAGCTTTTAGATTCCAAAGAGTGACCTACTAACTCAGGGCAAACATAGGTTTCTCCTGCACTAATTGATTTCTCTTTAATAATAAGATTTGAGCTCGCAGCAGTACCACCAACCAAAACTAAATTGCAGCTAAATTTTGCTACAGCAGCAGATGTATTCGTTACTGTGAACTTATCAATTGTTGTATTTGCTTCAGCTGTAAATTGTGTTGTTTGGGAATTTTCAGCAACTTTTGAAGGGATGATATTTAATACTTTTACGCCCATCTTAATAGACCTCTAAATTTAGATTCATCGGCTCTGTAAGCTGATAGGAAGGAATGAAAATGTCTTGCTGTACGACTTCTGTTCTTGGGCTTAAGTCTTCGAATTGTTGAGCAGTGCAAACGTGTTTTGGTTCAGTTGCTATGATTTCTGCAAGCTGTTTGACCGCATCAATAATCGATAATGCCAAGAATGCTTGAGCAGTTGCTGTATCGGCGGTAATCTGTGCTGCTTCAATTGCTTCGTCAGTAGGATCATTGTTGATAGGAAGGATTCTGAATAAATTCTCAAACGCCTTCACCAAGCGCTGATTGCCGCCACACATACGCTCTAAATCGCTGCGTAAGACTTTGAATTGATCTGTGGTAGCCATTACACCCCCAACGGCTCTATATAAGCTTCTATGCGCGCTACAGTGAGCCTGCTATCTGATGTGCCTGAGAACTTCTGAATGCGCCAATTGTTCATATAGCCCTGTTGAAACCAGACAAGTCGCTTATTCTGCTCGCCAACTTTTCCAGATCTGATTTGTTTTGGATTAGACCAGTTCACGCCATCAGATGACCATGATGTAGAAATGATTGGATCTTTATTCAAAGCAACTCGACCAGTTAGACAAGCCAACTCGATTTGATGGAAGATTGCGCCACGCGATTCGTTATAGAGAATCGTTGTGCCAAACTCCCAGGAAACTTCTTCGCCCCAGTGCTCACCAATTTCATTTGTGAGAACCCCAAGTTTTGCAAGTACGGGGTGCCCAGCAATCCACTTTCCATAGCACCACACGAAGTTTTGAGCCAAATATTGGCTTTGGACAAGGCCTGAACTTAAAGTGAACCAGACAGGCTGCTGTGTGGCTTCTGATGCGGCTGAGTCATAAACAAGAGTTTGGTCAGGCAAATGCAGATATAACCAGTTATGACCATCCACCAAGCGAGATTCCATCAAGCACTGAGATAATATTTCTTCACTGTATTGGTGAATGATTTGTTCAATTTCACGAGTAGATATTTTATTGGTTGAGCCATTGGCAGATAACCAGAGTGCAACTGGCTCATTCTTGCCACCACCCATGAATGCAACTGCATCCATGTATTTGCAGCAAGTCTTGGTACCTAATGTGCCGCGCGTTCCCATCGCCCCATCAATTCGAGCAAATGGGAAGTTATCACCGCCAACGTTATCAAAGATCTCGATTGTGTACCGGTTAAGTGCATAGACTTCATTACGGACCTTGATCAATGCATTAATTGGATCAGGGTCAACTTCAGATGAGCCGTATTTCAAAGGGTTTACTTGAAATGGATCATTCAATTCGGTGATGACAAGAAACTCACCATCTGTCGTCATGAAATAACCATCTACCCAAAGCACATCCACCACTACACCAAGATCGTTATCAGTGATCTGTTTTAACTCAGTGCCATTGTAGAGATATAGATGAGGGTGTGAATTGATAGCCAAATAATCAAAGGAGTAATCGAAATTACAAGGGCCATAACCCATTACATCAGCAATCTCTGTCACAACTCCACTGGCATCAACTTTAATAAACTTGTTGCCGCAAACTCGATAGCAGACACCATTCCATTCAATACCACCGCGATCAACTGCAGGAACATTAGCAAATTGATCTATACCTTCAGCGGGTCGAAGATAACCTTGCGAAATCCCCTGTTCTTTAGGCACTGGAATCATGTTTCGTGGGTATGAAGTGCGAAAATCTGAGTTCTGATCAGTGTAAATGCCATTTAAGATAGGGATTTGCATGTTTACCCCACTCGATACCAAGTACCTGATAATTTGTCGTATTGAATTTTAAAGAATGCTGTAGCTGAGATGGCGTTAGGAGCACCAATCACAGCAGCACCATTGCCATCTACAGTTAAATTGGTAATTTGCTGTGAACAAGAAAATGAAACTGTTTGCTTATCCAACACCTCAGCAGCATCAGGTAATACCACTGTTCCATTTGCAATTCCTGTAGTTGGATTGAGCAACAAATAAGTGCCTTCAGGATGGTTCTCCACATACATTGTGAAGTCGCCATTAGGGTTGTAATGCTGAACTACAGGCGTTTTAAACTCAGGAATTGGAATATCTTTGAGAATCTCATCTTTTAGAACATCAATTGGTACTGCTCTAAAGTCTGTACAGTTGCCACGATAAATTACAACTTGATCGCCCAAGATTAAGGAATCAACAGTATTAAGTCGTTTACTCATTAAAGAACTCCACATCTTGTGCTGGGGTTAAAACATTGTTGTCTTGCTTGTTGATGATGAACTTGTCACACCAGTTTTTGTGCCCTGCACCGCTTGGCAATGTGCAACTGTATTTCATCTGTGGTGGCATTTTGACTGTCATCCCCTTAAGTTTCTTTAGGGATAAATCAGCTTGTGCTTGAAGAACTGGTGTGATTGCTTTCCCATAGTCACCAGCAATTGAAACTGCAAAGTTCAGATATAAAGCTCGAATGGCATAATCAGGCACATTGGTTTCTTGATCCAGATCACTACTGTTTGCTTCACTTGGCAATGGATAGCCAATCTGAATATTGTCAGTCGTCCATTCAGCCACCATTGTGTCCATTTCGCGTCGTATGTCTTCTAATTGCTCAGGCTGCATGTCGTAGAACATCGCAGCAAGTCCAAGCTTAGATAAAGCCTTTTCAGCAATTTGCCGCTTAGTCCATGACATGGCTTATTCCTCTTCAGGGTATTCAGCATCAAATACGAGCTTCACGAGCACATCTTTGCTATCACGTGCGCCATACTTCACTTGTTTTTCTTCGAGGATATTGCGAAGTTCATCAGCATCTAGTTTGCATAGTTCTAATTGGCGAATTTGTTTGCGTAACTGGTTGTTTTCAGCAATGTATGATTCTTTTAGATCAAGGATTTCTTCATCTTTAGATTCAATTGTCTTGAGTGCATCAAGAAGCTCTTGTTTGACCTTTGCTAAATCACCACCTGAGCCACTTGCCTTACCAATTACAATGATTTCAGGTTCTTTTAGCTCTGAGTAATTGACATAGCCTTGTTCACGCAAATGTTGTTCGTGCTCTTCACCATCCGCAATGACATGTTCATAGATTTTGGAATCACCGCGGTACAACGCTTTAGGATATTCATCTGACATTTCAGCCTCCAAAAATGACGACGCCCGCAATAAGCGGGCATTTGTCGTCACTAGGTCTAGGTTAGATTAGGTTTGGTTGAACAACTCAATACCGCACATTTCAGGGTTAGTCATAACCACACCAAACCATGTATCCAAACGGAATTTGGTCTTCATGGTGTTAATGTCGTATTGCTTTTGGAACACAATCTCGATGCCGCTTGAAGTTGTGTATGTCATCACCGCTGCACCCGCATCACGTGGCACAGCAGCAACAGCAGGAATCAACTCAATTGCATCTTTATGCCAGAATGGATTCGCATAAGCAGTTTTGATGTTGATCACATTAACTACAGCACCATTGGCAGGCGTAGCTGATACGTTTTGATATTGCTTCTCAGCTTCACTTCCACCTTGACCAGAAATGATTGGAGGAGAAATAACAAGTGATGTAGCACTGTTCACAGAAATAACACGGAAGGTTTTAAGCTGACCGGTTGCTTCCTTATTGATGTGGTGTACTGATTCAACACCAGTAATTGTGAAACAGTCACCTGCTTTCAACGCGTCTGTTGTGTTGGCCACAGTGATTGTTTGATAACGGTTATCCACGTTACCAACTTCCCCGGTAGAGGCTGTTGAGGTTGCTTTGGGAACATAATATTGGTTAGCGGCACCAATCGTTACGCCTGTTGCTGTTGCAGCAGTTAAACGAGGCACATAATCTGCTTTGAAAGTATCAAAACCTGCTACCTCACCAACGAAGCTACGAGTATAAGCGTCGTTAGACTTGTTGCCAGTGAATGAGCGAGTTGATTTCGCTAAATCACCTGCCAAACCGTTGTAATCACGTGCCGACAAAATGAATTTACGGTTTTCGCTGTTAATGCCCTGCTCAGTTAAAGCAGCATCAGCAAGAGCAATGTCATCATAAGATGTTGCAGCATTTGGCCGAGCAACTACTACGGTGCCCTGCATTGCAGCAGTACGAGCAACAGCAGTGTTAATGTCAGAACCAAGCTTTTGTCGAGCCGCTTCACCTAGGCGTTGTTGCTGTAAAGCATCACGCAGTTCTGAAGCATCAAGCAAGAATGGACTAGACTTTTTAAACCCGATTGTCGATGGAACTGACAACTGTGTTTTGTCCTTAAAGTTTGAAGTCTGATCCATACCATCATACGAAGTGGCAATATAAGGAGCTGGACGCCAAATCGTGTCATTTGTACGCGCTGCATCTGCACCATTGATGGTGTACTTCGATACGTTGCGTGCCATTACTTCTGAGTCTTCGAAACCTTCACAGAGTTGTTCCCATGCAACGATTTCTTCTTTGCTAAATGCATTAGCCATACTTTATTTCTCCAAATTATTCTTTCTGGCGCTTTTGCTGCTTGTATTTGATAACAGGAGTGTAATCTCCCGTCTTAGCTGCAGTGGCGCGTAACTTTTCTAGAGTCGAGTCAGTTGTTCCGCTCAGTGAGCCTGAACCTGTGACCTTTCGCTCAGGTGATGTTTGTGGTTTTCGTGTCTGAACTTTTAACTGGTGATCTAGCGACCCTGCTTCAAAAGCAAACTGAATTGGGTCTGTGATACTTGCAAGCTTCCTTGCTTTCTCTGGATTAGTACCCAAGTGATAGATGAGCAATTCAGGTTGTTTAGCTCCCATTACAATCATGTTTTGTTGAAGCTCATTTAAAGTGCCTCTCGCAACTTCTTCAGCTTCATCGTAATCACGTACTTTGTGTTTGGTTTTGAGCTCTGCCTTCTTGGCTTCATAATTACTGACACGGTCTTGCCAGTTCTTATTTGCCTTTTCCTGCTCTGCTTTCTTAGCTTGCTCTTGCTGATCGTATTGAGCCTTTTTGCTATACCATTCATCAAGTTGTCGCTCTAGCTCATCTGTGTCATAACCAACAGTTTCTATAGTAGGCTTCTCACCTAATTCGATTTCTTGTGGTTTGGTTTGACTTGCAAGTTGTGCTTCAAGTTCGCGGATCCGCTTCTTATTAGCTCGATTTTCTTCACGGGTTTCCTTCACCCACTTAGGTGCTGGCTGTCCATGAAATTCATCTTCTTGCTGTTGTGGCTCTTCACCATCAATTCCAATGAAGAACTCTTCTGATTCAGTTTGCTCAGTGTCAGCCTGTTCATCATCTCGATGTTCTTCCTGCTCTTGAGTTTCTGCTTCCTGTTCTTCAGTTTCGAATTGGTCTTGCTCTTGTTCAGACATTTGTAACTCCCTCACTCATAGGCTGAGCGGCCGCCATGTTTTGTTGTGTTGCTTGGTTAATCTGCTGAATCATGCCAAGAATAGCTTCTTGATCATCTCGATCTGTCTTAGCTAATGTTGCTGCTGTTTCAGCTCTGGTTTTTTCTGCCTCTACAATCACCTTGATAGTGTCTGCTTTGGCTTTTTGAGCTTTGGCAGAAGCTTCTTCTGCTGCGGCTTCTAAATATTGTGCATTTGGATCAGGTGGCTGATTCTGTGCGGCTTCCATCATTTGCTGCTGCTCTTCCTCCGTAGGCTCAACAACACCCGCTTGAACTAAATACTTGCGGTAATAGTTGCGGAAGTCTTTAATGCCTTCGCCTTCCATATTCATGTAGATCATGGCTAGAAGGATTTTTAAGTCCTGCTGATCCGTTGTATAAGGAAGCAGAGCTTGCATTGAACGAACAATTGCAGATTTCTTACTTGAAGAAGTTGGGCCAACATCAACACCCACATCAAAAGATGCCTTGGTTAAGTCGTTTTCATATTCAAGACCAGACTCACCAACAATAGGGCGCGACAATTCAGCACTATCAACTTCATCTTGCTTGCCGATCGTCTTCATGCGACGACCTTCTTCAACATAAAGTTCCTTAGCCATTGATAACCAAATGGTGCCGCAGCGCTTAATTGCCTTGGCGAAGTTATCTACATAGATGTAGGACTGCATGCCAAGCTGACCTTGAACAAGGTCAATTGCCTCTGCACTTACATTTGCGTTTAGCTTTTCACCTTGCTCCTGGTTACCAAGAAGCTCTTTGATGTCTGTATCAGTGATTTGAAGCAGAGCTGCCAAAGAAGGTGGCACTTGAGGCGGCTTTGTGTATGCAGTTGGTCCTTGGGCGACCACTTGGCCTTGACCATCAGTTAAAGGATTCGCAAGTAAATATGGATAGTTTTGGACATTGTCCTCCGCCCACATATTCTCAAACCCTGCAATCTGTTCAGGAGCCATAATCGGCTTTTCAATTGGAGATAATGCTGCAATCTCACCAAGTCGGCTCAATTGCATGTTCTTGAGTCGCTGAGCATCTTTACAGAGGCGGACATGGCCCATGCAGCGCTCTACATTGTCAATAAACCAACGTTTCCCATAGACAGGAACAATTGGAATGTGTCGCCCTGCCACATAGCCACAATCATCAAGAATCTTTGAACCGCTCATGATGTACTTATGAACTTTGCATCGCTCATTTGTCTTGACGCGAAGTTCGTTAGCACCTGTTGCATCAAGTTTTTCACGGATAGAAGGATCTTTTTCAAGCTCTTCTTCTGTGTGTCGCTCTTCAGTGCCATCAATCAATTGGAAGATGTGTATCTTCTCTTTGACTTTCTCAACAACGTAGTATTCAGCAACATAAACAATGTCAGGAGTACACCAGTCAAACTCATCATTGCGAATGTCTTTGTCCCAAGATGCAGGGTCATCGTCGTATTCTTCTTTGTATCGGTCAGGTGTCATCGACGACAATACAAAACAAAACTTGGCATCTGCCTTGTCTTGACGCTTGGCATCTAAATCAAAGAAAACACATGAGTCGGCATCAAAGATAGGTTCGATTCGGATGCGTTGACGCTCGTTTTCCTCGTCTTCTTCATCTTCCTCACAAGCACGTAATCTGAAAGCACCAAATCCACCACCAACTGCTTCCTCGAAAGCATTGTCATAAGCTTCCTCTGCACCAGAATCCTGCTCATCAGCACGATATAATCCGTCACAGGTATCAGCTAAATCATCGTTCTTAGAACCATCTTTAGAGACAAAATCTACAGTGATGCGGTTGTTGCGGTACTCGTTAATAATGCGAATGACAGCCAAGTGGATTTTGTTGACTTCAAATTTTGGTTTGTTTGCGAACTGCTCACCCAATTGGCCTTCCCATTGGGCGCCAGCAATCGAATAGAAACGACGATCCTCTAAACACTGTTGACGTTCATCTCTAACAGTACTTTGAATAGTGTCGAATTGCTTTTTTGCACGGGCGTGAAGAATCGCAAGTTGTTGTTCTTTAGCCACAACTTGACCTCACTTAATTGAATTTTTACCAGCGATGTGCTGTAGGGATTACTTGTACTTTTGGTGGTTTTCTAATTACGCCGATTTGTTCTCTGACTTGAGCAAACTGACGGAAAGCATCTGCTGATTCTGAGTTTCCATCAGACTTCACTGGCTCACTTGTGTAAGCTTGAGCATGTGCATTAAATTTCCTTGTGTAGTTCTCCAGGTGTCTTAACCCTTCTTTGCAGCGGTCAACATCAAACCAGACATCGTTCATCAATGCATCGCGTGTTTTGTTGATACCATGGAGTAATTCTGAAACACGAGGAACAATTTCAACATCAGTTAGCCCAAGATTCTTAAGCATTTGTTGTGGTGATAGGTTTTGACTTTCGCCTTGACGCGCATGTGCTCCATCATGTGGCAAATAGTGCTTACCCCATAAATATCCTTTGGCTTGCATAATCTTTACAAAGTATTCGTATGGTTCACCCCAACCCTCTTCAAAGTCGATGAATAGATCTTGCATTCCAACTCGTTGATGGAACCAAATAGCTGTTCCATCTGAGTTACCGATATCCCAAAAAGTATTTACAGGAACATCTGTTCGAATTGGTAGAGAGCAAATTCGCTGCTCTTTACGAACTTTGATAAATTGCTCTGTGTACCAGCATCCCTCTTTAGACTTCTTAAATGCCTCTTCAGGCGTGGACGGGTATTCCTGCCACATTAGTTCGGAAGAACCCTGAAAGTCGTTATCACGAGTCGCTATGTACCAATTACGCTGTGATGTACCAATAGAATCGCCACTTTCCTGCTCGATTCTGTCAAAGTACTCATGCTCTTTAGCTGTAATGTGTATGTTTGCATCAAGGGAATATTCACTAGCGCCCTGCCATGGGTAAAAGTGAAATCTAAAGTCTTTCTTACTTAACTCAGTTCCTGATGCCTTCTTATTACGTGCTGTTTCGCACATATTGAAGAATGCACCTTCATCACCCTCTGCTGTGGATTCAATTACCACAATTCCATTAGTTGAAACTGCGGGAATAGAGCCTGTTAAAACTTCCTTTGCTTTGTCTGGATACTTTGCGCAAATCTTTCCAAACTCTGAGACATGCAAATATTGCAATGTGCCCGAACGCATAGATGTTCCAACAGTGATAGAGCTGTTGTTATGGGCAAAAAGTAATTCGCTCGCACTGTCTCGTGCTAAAGGAAATTTAGATTTAATTTCTAAGGGTAGATTGTCATAAGCAAACTTGACCTTATCTCGGAAAAGCTTGTCAGCTGCATACTTATCTTGTGCAATCATCCCAGCACGTGTATCACCCTTACCAAATAAACAGCAATCCAGATAATAGATTGCAATCATAGTGGTAAAGCCAAGCTGTCGAGCTTTTAGGATGATGTTGCGGTACCAAAGATTTTCTATGAAATTGATTTGATGTTCATTAGGAATGAAGGGAGCTTTCAAGCCCTCTGTTTCATCATCACCTTTAATAAGGATTTGATATAAAAAACCACTTGTAAGACGCCACCATGGATCAGACAAGTTTTTTTCTAGCTCGTCCGATGTCATAGTTTTATCCTTTTGGTTTTAAGGTATTTCCACTTGCACGCTCTAATAATTCTTTAAGCGGGTCAGAAACATCATGCTCAATTTTTTCTTTAAATGCCCCAACGGCAACATGCTTACCAAGAAGCTCCAAATTTTTTACCTTATCAGGCCATTTGATCTTTTTGAGCCAACCAGTTTGTGATTTGTCTTCGCCATAGCCTTCAAACTCTTCTGTATTTTCAATGTTTGAGACATATTGACGCCAAATCTTTGGCCAATCACCAATAGGCTTGAGACAATAGTTATCATCCATGATGTCTAAGACATCCATTTGATCGATTTCTACAAGTCGTTTGAGCACATAATCCGCATCTACATCAACCCGGTTCAATCGTTGAGTATTCAAATAAGCAATGCGCTCTTGGACTTCATCACGCTGCAGCACGTCCCAGGCATTCTGACGATTCTTGTAGCCTGTTGCTTTACCAGCCTCTTGAGCACTTAGTGTCTTTAAAAATTCATGGCAGAACTCTTCATGACGTAGATTCTTTAAAGGTTCTGCGCCTTTGATTTGTTCTTGCATAGTAGACCTACAATTTATTAATCAATTCTTCTGCTTTTGCTTCAACAGCACTTCTAAAGTCATTAAAGCCTTCACAAAGATGTGATGATGCAAATGCTCCTAATACTTGCAGTTTTTGAATAACTTCAAATGAATTGTTCATCGAGACAATTGGACCTTGCTGTAAGAATGCTTTTTCTAATTCAAAACTTTGTTCTAGCCTTGAGATCATTTCAGCACTTTGTGATCGATTATTTTTGTCAGCTTGATCTTCGATTAATTTTTTTAGTTCTGGCGGAACTCGTAATCTAGCGTTTGTGTTTTCCATTCTATCTCTCCAATGCAAACATCAAATCATCAGGCGTTTCTAAGTAACACCCTTGTTTTAAGCAAAATGCATGTATGTCGTTTAAGTATTCAGTGAATTGCGCAATTGATGCGTCAGTAGTACTAATCAGTTCATTCAATCCATCAGCGACTTGCTGATACATTGAGTGCTGCTCTTTCTTTAATGCCCGTACAGCGGCAAAGGTTGATCTGTATTGACCCACATCATCACGATCATAGATTCGTGCCAGAAACTTCTTTTTGAAGTAGAGATGCTCTGAATCTTTGTCAGTGCCTTGATTCTTTGACCATTGCCCCATCCAAAGCCAATACAATCGGTTTTGAGCTTTTGATCGATCTTTCTCAAAAGGTTTGATCGTCACTACAAGTGGTTTACCTTCTACAGCTGCCTTGGCATGATTCAGATTAAGGTAGTTAATTACTTTGGCTATCTCTGTATGGTTAGGTATTGGAAACACTGCTTGATTCATACCCACCACCTACTAATCTATTTCAAACTCAACCAACTTTGGCTGCTTAAACTCACCCTTGATCAACAATGGAAACATTGGCTCATAGTCTGGATTCTGATGTATGCGTAAATTGAAATACAAATTGATTAAGCTCTCACTTATATCCATAAGCCAACCTAACTTAAAACGCGGCTCAACATGTGGGGCGCCACTCTCTAAATCAGCAAACATTACAGGGCAAATGCCAAAATAACCGTAATGAGTAAATTCGATTGTTTGTTTCATTAGAAAACCTCTTTATTGTTATTTAAATTCAACATCCGCTCAGTCTTTTCTAGCATCTTTGCGAACCATTCTTTAGATTGCTCTCTAGTCAACTGAAAGTACCCATCAAACCAACGATGACAAACATGGCACAACGGAATAGTGTATTTATCATCTGCCTTTCTCGACTTTGATTTGCCATGCTCACCGAAGTTTGAGTGCGCTGCTTGTGATGGACTTGAACCACACTTAATACAAGGAAGCCTTCTTATGCTGTTTAGCCTGCTTTGCGAACGCATCTTCTAGCACCTTCATTCGATCTTTGAGCGACTTAATTTGACGTTCACATTCGGTTTTAAAAGTATGGCTGCTAAACAAATGGTTATAACTTTGCAGCTTGCTTAAATTACTTCTGTAAATTTCTAGATTCTTCTTCGCTTCGATTGTGTCCAT